CCTGTGTAACAGTATATTCATGATGATCATCACTACCAATATTATATATTTCTCCTATCTGACCTTTCTCTACAACTAATTTTAACGCAGAACAAACATCATTTACGTGTAAAAATGCTCGTACATTTGAACCATCACCTTGAATTGTTACCTTCTTATTATTCAATAATTGTTCAATAAATCTTGGTATCAATTTTTCTGGATATTGATTTGGACCATATACATTATTTCCACGAGTTATTATAATTGGCATTTTAAATGAATGATAATATGATTTCGCAATTAATTCAGCTGCTGCTTTTGTCGCTGCATATGGATTTGTTGGACATAATACAGAACCTTCATGTTTTTTCTCTTCATTTTCTGATAACATTGATTCTCCATATACTTCATCAGTTGATATATGAATAAATCTATTTATTTTTCCATATTTACGACATGCTTCCAATAATGTATGTGTACCGACAACATTATCATGTGTATATTGTAACGCATTATCAAATGAATTTTGTACATGTGATTGTGCAGCAAAATGTATAACTGTATCAATTTTATAAATATCTAAAATATTTGATATTAAATCAAATGAGCATAAATTACCTTTTACTAAATGGTAACGATTTGATTTACGTATACTTTCATCTATATTTTTCTCAGAAGCACAATAATACATTGCATCCAAATTTACTATTTCTACATTTGTATTTTTATTGAAATAAAAATTCACAAAGTTTGAACCTATAAATCCACAACAACCTGTAACTAACAATTTCATAATAATTAAATAATATATTATTTAGTTATTTATAACGCTTTTACAATATTGTAAAAATCTTGTTCTTGTAAAACAGGAATTCTTAAACCCCATTTTTTATCTTTCAAATCTTTTCTAATAAATAATAAGCAACAACTAATTCCATCAGTTTGTATTTGATTATGAAACGGATAATGTGTGTTCTTGAATATTTTATGGTGTAAATTCAAAAAGGCATTCCAAATATCATATTGATTTTCTTTAAGATTTTTATCAAGGGTGTAAATTATTTTACAAATATTTTAATTTGCTTCCTAATTCTTTATAATAATGGTTATTATATGGAACATTATTTTGTAAAGCTTTTGCTAACGTCTTGTCACTCATTTTTAACACCCTAATACAATCATATTTACAAGAAAATTCTCTAATCAAATTATGATTCATATCATATTGTCCTATGCCATTTTTATATAATAATGGCGAACCATTTTTTTCTTCAAAATTTTGAATTAATTCTTGTTCACAATTATTGTATAAAGTATAATAATGTCCATTGATTAATGTATTATTTTTAATTGGATTATCTAGAGCCGATGAACTTTGATATCCATTTAAATTAGAAGCTGTTTTTCTATCTAAATAAACATTTAATATTTCTGATTTATCTGCCTTTAATTTTGCAATATAACCTAAACTTTTAACTTTGGTTTCTTTTGTTGGTTGAATATTATGAATAATATTTGCTTCTAAATTTCTTTCAACTAACAACCATCTAAAACCGCAATAAATAATATTTTCTTCAACAGCCTTTGATATGCTTGGTCTTTTAATATTTTTATCTTCATTCATTGCTTCTGTAACAGATTCATAAACTTTTACAAGTTGTAATGTTTCTGGATTTATTTTTTGAAGACGTGGACCTAAATGAGGTATTTGTTGATTAAAACCTGTTACCACTTTGGTTTCTTTTTCATTTAATTTATCTAATATTTGTTGTATATATTTTTCAAGAGTATTAACCTTGTTAGTTAAAATCTTATTAGTTGTAATAAATTCTTTTAACAATTCATTATCACTATAAATACTTTGACCACTATTTTTTAATTTTAAATTTTCAATTTCTAATAATAATTCTCTAACTTTATAATTATAGTTATCAATATTGTCATTAATAATTTTAAGGACCATTTGAATAGTCAATGTAGTTCCAATTAAAAATAATTCTTTTTCTGATTCATGTCCTTGTAGATTTCTAATATTAGTAGGATGAATATTTTTATGTGAATGTAAAAATTGTTCAAATTCATATGATTTGTCTACTTGAAAACAATTTAACAATAAAATATTAGTATGATTTGTTTTACATTGTTGATATCGCTCTTTTATGCCCTTAGTACTATGTCCTATTTTAACAATATATGTTCCATCATTATTTGTTTTTACCTTAATAATATAAATCATATTTCCAATATTATCATATTGGTTTAATAGCAATTTTTCTTTTTCTTTTAGTATTTTTTCTTCCATTTCTTTATTTTTAATATTTTCAATTTGTTGTAATTGATTTTTTAATATATCACATTCTTCTTTTGTAATTTCAAACATAATATTTTCAAGTTTAATAAAATAATCATGTATCTCATCAGCTTTTTTAGTTCCTGCTTTTAAACAAATTTTTTTAAATGTATCAACATTTAACATAAATATTTCTTTATTATGACCTCCTTTGATATGACCTGTTTGCTTTTGTTGTAACAAAAGCGATTTTTTATAATCTTTTTCAATAATAAATTGTTTTTCTAATAATGTTTTTGCATTATTTTTTTGACTAAATCCTAACCATTTCCATACATTATCTAAGTCAATAACAAAATCATTTTTAGGATCATACTTCAAATAGCAATAAAAACTAGATAAAAACAATTGTTGTTCATAATTAGTAAAATGATTTTTGACCTTTTCAATCAATTTACTCTGATAATCACCTGAAAACTTGGTGATTGGGTTACTTTCAATGAGATTTACGATATCTACACTCATATTATATAATAAATTATAGTAATACATTTAAGTTGTTTTTTGCATTTAATATTAAAAATCAATATAAGTATTTAAATTTTAATATTAAAATATATAAATAAAAACCACACGATATAAGGTGTTTAATTGGAGTAAGCAAGACCACCCATACCACTCATAATTCTGAGAACGTTGTAGTTAGTGGCATAGACACGGACCTTAGCAGTCTTGGTACCTTCAACAGTGGCATTGGATAAGACCAATTGGAGTGTGGCATTATCAATTCTGGAGAAGTTGCAAGTTCCGGAAGGTTGGTGTTCCTCTGGGCGAAGAGCGAAAGAGTAAACGTTAATACCTTCATCAGGATTGCGGGTGTGGGATTGGTAAGGTTGAACCCAAGAGAAGTAAGAACCTTCACGCTCAGAGAAGCGATCTTGGCCGTTCAATTGGAGCTTAGCAGTGACAACTGGGTTTTGTCCCCAACAGTGCATGTCCAAAGAAGTCTCAGTGAGGACGAAGGTACCAGCATCAGAGACAGTGGAGTTGTCAAGGTGGTCACGCTGTAATGCAGTAGTAAGAGCAAGTTTAGCCTTATCAGAATCAGAAAGACCTGAAGTATCAATACCTTTTCCTCCAAAGTTTGGCTCATTGTAAGGATTCTCAGGTCCATGCCAGTATCCAGTGAAACCAGCAGGAATATCATAATCAAGAGCACCAGCATCATTGAAAAGACCTCGAGCATCAATGTATGAGCTGCTATCACGAGCTATAGCACCAGGAGCACCAAATGCATGAATTGCATTTGGAAGGGCATCAATTGCATCAGTGTAGTTAAATGGCTGAGCACCAAGCACTTTGAATAAGAGAGCATCACAAACAAGGGATGAACAGTAATCAACGTTTTGATCAGGTTGAACAACCCAAACCAACTCCTTAACAGGGTGATTAAAGTTGAGCTTAATCTTGTTTGAAGATGAACCAACAGACTCATCACCAGTGAATTGAAGCTGAGTGATTAAGTACTCATGAGGATTTTGGGCAAATCTACGACGTTCATCAGTGTCAAGGAAGACATAGTCAACGTACAAAGAAGCAGCGACCAACGATTGGTTATAAGCAATAGCAGCAGGAACTGGACGACCTGGTGCATATTGGTTATTTAGGTATGCAGAACCCATAGAAGGGCTAACTCCATCAGCACCACTGTTGCAGCTCAAAGTAGTAACAGCCCATAAGCATTCATCAATTGGACGAATATCAAGATTAATCTTTACTTCGTGATATTGAAGAGCAATCAAAGGAAGAGCTAAACCAGGATTGGTACAGAACCAGAATTGAAGAGGAACATATAATGTGGTTTCTGGAAGAGCATTACGAGGAGCACAAACTTGACGAGGAGCCAAAGAGTCACAAGGTCCATCAACTTCAGCGAAGGAAGGATCAGTTATGAAAGTAAGTTGAGTTGTATTACCAATCATCTTGAAGTAACCACGTTCTTGTTCAGAGGTCATTGTTAATTGGTTCCAGATGTGCATCCAATCTCCATATTGACGGTCAATTCTTTGACCACCAATTTCAACTTCAACCTGG